GTCAGCAAAGGGTATTAACCAATCTACAAATACGGTTACTTTGCTGAATGGAGCGGTACTTTTATGTCGTATCGCTGGTCAGACAGGTACAGGTGCTAACGTTATCGGTTTGCACACACCTTTTACATTAGTAGACGAAGGCGGGTATTATCCTTGGGGTACTTGGGTAGAGCAACAACCTACCATGAACACTTTCACACCCGGTTTTAGATTGGGTGTAGCAGGAGTGCCGACAGGCTTAAGAGAAAATAATGTTCTGTATCATGCCGATATGGAAAACTCTAACTATACAAAGCATCGTTTGTCTGCATATGACAATCCACGGTTTACACAAGAAGATGAAGATCGTGCCGTTGAGCAGTACGGCAGTAAAGAAAGCGATGACTTTATACATCTTGTTCTTGGACAACACGGAGCACCAATCTTTGCCGTGTTCGACAGACAGCTGTTTCAAATAGAGGGTTATCCAGTACACAAGCTGGTACTAGATGGTATCAAAATTCAAGGAAACTTAGCAGAATATCAGACCAAATTATCATTTCTTCCTAATCTTGAATATAAGAATGCCAAAGTACTTGTAGGAATAGACTTGGGATATACCGATCCAACAGCTATTGTTATTCTGTATGACCGTGGAAATGGAATTTTGAAATTCCATGCTAGAATACAGCTAAACAAGGTAGCCTATCCAATTCAAGAGAAAATCATAGATTGGGTAGATACTAAATTTAATCCGTCTATAATTGGTCTTGATGTTGGTTCGTCCGGTTTAGCCGTGTCGCAAACGCTGTTGGAAGGGGATGCCTATAAACGTAAGAAGTACAAGGATAGACTTATTCCTATAAACTTCTCGTCAATGGTAGTAATCGGTGTAGACTCCGATGGAGAGGAGCTAAAGCAGAAAACAAAACCGTTCTCTGTTTCTGTATTACAAACCTATTCTAACAATCATAGAATAGTGTATTCTTCAACTGATATGGAGTTGATTGCCGAACTTGAACGTATGACTTATACTAAAACTGTAACAGGGGATATTGTGTACAAAACAATGACTCCGCAGGGTGGACAAAGAGGGGAAGATCACTTTACAGCAGCTATGTTATGTGCAGGAATGGCTTATTATTTAGAAAATGAAAGTTTGGTTCTCAACACCAAAACAAAGAAATTGCTGAAAGCAAGGTGGATATAATATGACAGATGAAATAACAAAACAATCAAAGCTAGCCAAAGCTGCCTTCATGAACACACGAAACAACATTTCAATGCAGAATCCATGGATGGCAGACCAAGTAGATAAGCTTGAAATCGTTGATATAGAGGAGTTCAAGAAGATCGTATTTGCTTGTAGATTCTTTTATAAGCGTGATCCTATTGCGTCCACCGTTATCAACAAGATGATTGATATTGGTATTACCGATATCGATTTTGAGCGTTCTGAATTGAATAATAATGAGGAAAACCTAATTACAGGTATGCTACCTAAGCTTCTGGACTTTGCTGAGGCTATGGCAATGGAATACCTTATTTCTGGTTTGGTAATTCCAGAAGTAAAGTTCACTACTGTCAGCAAAGCAGAATTAGATGAAGCCGGGTTCAATATCAAAAAATACTCTGCCCTCACATTACCTACTTCTATGTGGGTACGTGATCCAGCAACCCTGATTGTTAAAAGTCCGGGTCTGTCAGATAAGCAATCGTATTTTATCAAGATACCCGATAAACTGGTTGACTTCATTACTTCAAAGGGTAGCTATGATAATTTAATGGAAGATAAGGAACTTTATCGTTATCTTTTAACAGCCTACCCGCAGTTTGTTGACGCTGTACGTAGAGGACAGCTATTCTTCAAACTGGAAAATCCTACTGTTATTCGTCGTAAGGTAGTTAGTGACTCGCCCTATCCAATTCCATATCTGTACGCATCAATCGAGGCTATGAAGCACAAGAGAAACATTCGTAGGATGGACTACTCGATTGCATCAAGGGTTATTTCAGCTATCCAGCTAATTAGACTTGGTAATGACGAGTATCCACTAACAGAAGATGATGAAGAACAATTGCAGGATATCAAAGATCAAATGTATTGGCGTAACACCGGAAACATTGACGTTGAACGTATTTTCCAATTATTCTCTAACCACACCCTAGATATAACATGGGTATTTCCTGATACAGAAGCATTGTTAGATGATACTAAATATAAGGAAGTAAATCGTGATATCTTCTATGGTCTAGGTTTTCCTGCTATCTTAGCTACTGGTGAAACAGAACGTTCATCCGCATCCGATGCTGAATATGCTATGTTAAGCCCTGTGGAGACTATGGAATCCTACAGACGTAAGATTATCCAAGTTTTGAACAAGGTAGTTGCGGATACGCTAGAAAATAATGGAATGAAAGGTTCTACTACTTTGAGATTCAAGCCAATTAACCTATCTAGCTTCCGTTACTTTGTAGACGCTATGATTAAGCTATATGAAACTGGTAACATTTCTAAGGAAACATTTGTTGAACAGTTCGGTATGAATTACCAAGATGAGTTTGAGCGTAGGGAGAGAGAAAAGGAACAATTAGACGCATCTGATCTTGAAGAATTTCCTCAGCAACCATTCACAAATCCAGCAGGACGTGATGGCGGTGGTACTGACGGAGATCAGAAAAATAGTGATTCGGACAAGGAAAGTGCATAATCTGTTGTTTTTTATATCAATTTTGACAAAATTTATCGAAAATGTGGTATAATTAATAATAGGAGATTACGTCCTTTACCGTATGTCTCTATTTTGACGTGAGGTACTTTATGACAGAGACTAATATTTTTCTTATCAAGGAAGCGGGTCTAGACGAAAAGGACGCTTTTGCGTCTGTAACTCTTAACCCTACGTTACGTTGGCTAAAGTTTATCTTGACCGATGACCAGCCAAATGCTAACAAACAAAGAATCCCCCAAGAAGAATTTGATAACCTTATTAAAAGTGGCATTAATATGCCTATCAAAATGGCAGCTGGAGACATTGCAGACGGACACGAAAACTCCTTTCCAGTTGGTGTTATTACACACTTAAAGAAGGTTGCTAACAAGATTGAGGGATTGGCAGCTCTTTGGTCTAAGGAAAGACCAGAGGACATCGATTTAATTATAAATGAATTTGAATCTGGATCGCCTCCTCAAATTTCTTGGGAAGTTCCCTACATGGAAGAGGTACTCAGAGAAAATGGAGTAAAAGACTTAATTGGTACAATACTCCGTGCGGCTACGTTGGTTAGACGACCTGCTTTTGAAGGGAGAACTCCCGTTATTGCGGTCGCAGCTAAAGAAGTAATCGAAGTGACCGAACCAACAGAAACAGATTCTAGTATGGAGGAAAATAATACAATGGAAGAACTTGATGTTTTGAAATCTCAGTTGCAGGAAGCCCAAGACCGTATCAAGGAGCTAGAAGGTCAGCTTCAAGAAAAGGATGAAGGTTTTGCAGCTGTTGAGGAAGAACTAACTAGCCTTCGAGAATTCAAAGCACAGATCGAAAAAGAAGATGCAGAAGCTGAACAGTTGGCTTCGGTTCGTGCTAAGTTCGCTGAGGCTGGTATTGAAAAACCAGACGAGTATTACATCGAGAATCGTGAACGTTTCCTAAGTATGACTATGGAAGCTGTAGAATTCATGGTTCAGGAAATGACCGCATTTGCTAAGCTTGCAGAAGCTAGTTTAGAAGATGACGACTCAGAAGGTGATGGAGACGGTGGTGATAAAGAAGGTGAAGGGCTACCTGCTGTTGTAAATACAGATGATGCCTCAGACCTAGATAATCCTGCCGAAGTCGGGCGACAGCTACGACTATTAAAAGAAAAAAAGTAATTGGAGGATAACATAAATCATGGAAATCAATAAGTATACTGATATCACTGGTGTTGTAACCTTGCAGGAAATCGTAGAGGGTCGTATGGTTCTCTTGGTTTCAAATGCTGAGGGTGGCAACTCGGTAGATTATGATTTTGGTAGTAGACTTGACCTTCCGGGTGCACGCCTTCCTCTGACATCGGCAGAGGCTGAGAAAGCGCACTTTATCATCACATTTGCTGTTGATAATTCAAGCATTCCTATCTACAATCCTTATCCAAGCTACTCATTTGCCCTACGTAGTGGGTTCGACCAAGCCGCAAACGTTCCGTTCGATGCAGAAGTGCATTTGACTCAGCGTTCGATGGTTGAAGGACTAACAATTCCTTCCGGTGTTCCTGCTCTAGCGTTTGGGCCAGGTGTGTTCACTGTACCTAGCGGTGCATTCGTATATTCAGATAACTTGCAAGTTCCGGGTACGTGGTTGGAGGTTGCAAACCAGACTGATGACGGTGCTAATGTTGCAGGTATGTTGCAAGAAGATGCCGATGGTAGCGAAGGTAAGTTTGCTCAAGTTGAACGTTTCAGCGTTGCAGATTGGGCGTTGACTTTCCGTATTAATTGGTAATATATAACAGGAGGAACTTAATACGATGGATGAAAAGAGAATTAATGAAGCTGTAGCAGCTCTATTAAAGGATAATACGCCACAAGGTCGAGAAGCTTTAGCGGAAATGATTACTGAATTTGTTCAGCCGAATCATATCGGTGTGAACTTTATCAGTATGTTGCTAAATACTCGTGCCTTACAGCCGGGTGATCTGCTAGTTAAAAAGATTCGTAAAGGGATCGATGTACGTACATTAGTTCCGGGTTCTATTCATCTTGCTAGTGAAATCACTGTACAGGATCGTATCAACTACGTGTTGGACGGTGCTGACGTTAAGGTGACTTTCAACGAGTGGGAGCTAGAATCAGGGCAAATCGGTTCTGTCGAAGAAATCCGTAAGGAAATGTATGCCTACTTGTCAGATTATTATTTGAACAAGGTTTACACGCTATTAACTAGTGTGTGGACAGCGGGCAACACTCCTTCTAACTTTACTAACGTGGGTGGTTCAATCACAGCGTCAGCCCTAGAAGATGCGATTGACGAAATCAATCAAAATTCTGGTGGTGTGAAGGCTGTTGTTGGTACTCGTGCAGCTATGACACCTATCACAAAGTTTGGTGCGTTCTGGAACGATGGTAATACTGTTGGTACAGATGCACAGTGGGCCGGTGTTAACTCACAGCTAGAAGAAATTGTTCAGCGTGGTATGCTTGGTAAGTACTACGGTGCGCCACTTATCTCACTTGAACAATCATATGACAACCCTGTTGACTATAACGAGTTGATTCTGCCTAATAACAGAATTTTGGTTATTGGTCACAACGTAGGTGAGTTTATCACTTACGGTGATGTAAAGAGAAAGCAATGGACTGACATGGAGCCAACTCCTCCACAGTGGTTCTTGGAACTATATCAGCAGTTCGGTTTGATCATCGACCGTGCTCAGGGTATCTACGTGCTTCAAGTTACGGACTAACACTTAGTTATGGGAGGGGGTCAGGGGAACTCATGCCCCCTCCCCAATTCTAATAGGAGAGGTATAAAATGAATAAAGATTCACAGATGTATTCTGCTATGCAGAGTGACAATCCTTACGCTACATATAAGAAAGTTATCTTGGGGAAAGCTTCGGTAAAGGTTATTAACCCCTTCTCGGAGAATCCCGAGGAGATAATACTTGAAGGCAACCCCGGTAAGAATGAAGAAGGTTGCTTTATTGATGTATGGACACTAGAGCAAGATATGTTCTTCCAGCGTATAAATGAAACTCTAATTAAGCAGGGCGTAATTGTACCGTATGACCGTGTAAGCAAACCTATTGTTAAGACGGTAAATGAGTACAATGTAAAGACCGATGAGGAACTCTATGAAATTTTGACAGCACCTTTTTTCACGCTATCAAATGCGTTAGAAAAAATGGATTCCGAAGCCCCCGTACAGCGTTTGTTAAGTATTGCTGAGGATGAGGAAATGTCAGAAAAGAAAATCAATCATATTCGTCAAAGATTAGCGGAACTACAAGGAGTCAGCGTAGCATAATGGCTATAGACACAGAGACTAACTTAGATTATCTTATTACAGACTTAAGGTTACACTTGGGAGATACTAGTGAACCGTATCGTTATACGGATGCATGGTTACGTACTTCCTTAGTTATGTCTGTTAAAGCTCTTATGCGTTGGTGGAACTACAAGTATTTGATTGATACTGATTATAATGCTTCAAGAAACCCAAACGTAACATTTTTGTTTGCGTCACCGCCTATAATAGAGTATGGAGACGAGCATCCAATAGTTCTTATGGCTTCCATAATAATCAAAGAAGGTTCTCTGCAAGAAAGTGCTTGGTCTGCTGGCAGTTGGAGGGATGCTGAGATAGCCTACTCTAACATAGAGGGAAACAGGGCTAGAACGCAATCGTTATTGAAAGATTGGGAAACTTTAGAAAGTATTCTAAAGCCACCGCAAAAGAGATTGGCACAAGCCAAGAAAGCCAGTACACCGGGCTACATAGACAATCAATATGAAAGAGGTTCAAAGTTGTAGTTATAAGGAGGTCACATAATGGCAAGGAAAAGCAAGAAGGTTAAAGTTTTATGGTTCGGAGACGCAGTAACACCTACAGGTTTTTCAAGAGTAAACCACTCAATTCAATCAAATTTACCAAAATATCAGTACGATCTATACCAACTAGGTATTAACTACTACGGTGATCCACATGATTTCCCTGTAAGGATATTTCCAGCAGCTACAAAAGGGCAAATCTATGGTTTTAACCGTATTTCAGAACTAGCTAAGCACGACTTTGATATTATTTTTATCCTGAATGACTTATGGATTATTAATGAATATCTGAAAGAAATCAAGAATCACTTCAAAGGAAAGATACCAAAGATTGTTACATACATGCCGATGGATTCTACTATGCCCGATAGGTCATGGTTTGAGCACTTCGATATCGTTGATAAAGTTTGTGTATACACCCAATTTGGCTATGATACCGTAAAAGAAGTTTACCCTGAACTTGATCTAACTATAGTACCTCATGGTGTAGACAGCAGTACGTTTTATAAGTTTGATAAACCA